ATGCAGCGCGTTGATAAGGAGGCTGTACCTTCCGTTATTGGCATTCTGAAAGAAGGCGCAAGCCGGTTTGGGCAGCAAGAATTTATGGTTACGCAGAAGACTGCCGTTGCATCCAAAACGGCTGACCCCAAGGCAAACCATGCCCTTGTCGGCGAGTTGATGGGCAAGGCTCAGTGGAACAAACAATTCCTCACTGATTGGGATAAGGCCAAGGACGAGGGATGGCGTAGCCCGTCTGCATTCTTTGCCTCATGGTCTCAGGCCAATCCGCTCAATACCTACATCCTCTCTGCTACCAAGCAGATTGGAAACTTCCGTGGGATGGATCTTCCCAAAGATCCAAATGCTTATGTAGAAGGGGCTATTTACGTTGCACCCGAAAGATTTGGCACTCCTGCACTGGAAAAATATTTTGGGTCTATCGGGGTGAAGCCGGGTCAATTGTTCAAGTACAATGGGCCCAATAATCTTCAACCTATAGCCAAAGAAGATTATTACACGGCGCATTTGACCGGGAGGCGATAAGATGACTTTTGAAGAAGCACTTGCTGCCGAATATGGCTCAAAACCAGAAGCGTCAGCGCCACAAGGTTCTGGGCAGCTTTATGCTCCGGCAACTTCTTTTGATGAAGCTTTGGCTTCTCAAGAGGAGAATAAGCCAAGTGTGACTTCATTTGCGTCGGCTTTGCCAATTGGATTGAACCGTGGTGCGGCAAATATCATTGGAATGCCCATTGATGCCATCAACTGGACGTTAAAGCAGTCCCATGAATATCTCGGCACACCGGCTCCGTCAGAAACACCATTTGGCGGATCGGAGTCAATCAAAAAAGGAATGGGCCTCATTGGCGCAAATCCTGATGCGCCTGAACATAAACCCCGTTCTATGCCCGAACACGTTATGCAGACGTTTGGAGAAGGTGCTGCAGGGGCATTAATGCCAGCCTTCGCCGCTGAAGCAATTCCTGAACAGCTTGCCACTCACTACCCCCGCATTGTTGAAGGTGCCAAAACGATATTTGGTAAGCCAACTGCGACAACTGCAATCGTTGGCGGAACGGGCGGACTTGGCGGGGAAGCAGCCTCGTCTCTTGTCCCTGACAAATGGAAGGGTATGGCTGGATTAGTCGGTGGGTTGGCAGGAGGTGCCGCTGGTGCACTTGGCACAACTGCCGCAAAGACACTTCCCGTCATTGCCCGCGCTCATTTTGCTCCTGAAGAATTATCTGCTCGCGTAGCTGGGCAAGGCCTTCGTGAGGCAGCAGGAGCCCCTAAAATTGAAACCTCTATATCTGAGCCAACATTGCAGGGCCTTGACCTTGCATCGGCTCAAGCGTCTCAAAACCGTGGTATTGAAACTCTTGGCCGCACTTTAGAGGCCAGCAAAGGGCTTACTCCCGCCGAAGTCATAAAAGGGCAAATTGGCGCGCAGTCCGCAAAAAATCAGAAGGTTGTTTCTACTGCCGCCGAAAATGCTGCGCGTGAGCTTGGGCAGGATGTCAAAAGTGGCTACAACTTGCCCCCTACAGACGCAAAAGCTTCGGCAAGTGTTCGCGCTCGCTTAATTCTTGACAATCTTGAAGGCGCTGCTGACGAGAATGTTAAAAAGTTGTGGGAAAACCCCGACTTAAAAAAAGCAACAATGTACAAAAACAAATCCATTGATCCAGTCAATGAATTTGTCTCGGATTTGTCCATATCTCGTCGGAAGCAACTTGACCCGTCAATTCTTGATACGATTGATGAAATATCAGCACTTCAAACCCGTGATGTACCCTTAAAAGAATTGCAAGACTTGCGTTCAACTGCATTGGCAAAAGGTCGCGCCGCATATAGAAGCGGAGATGACGCTATTGGGGGTGTTCATTATGCCCTTGCAGACAAACTTAAGAATATCATTGGGGATGGTCAAAACATCGTCTTCGGTGACAAATCAGGCGCTGCGCGGCAAGCTTGGAGTGATGCCGTAGCCGAGACGGCCAAATATCATAAAACATTTAATGAAGGGTTTATGAAGTCCCTCAATCAAAATGCCGACGCAACTACAAGAAAAGTGGCTATTGACGATACGTTCAAGCGTATGTTGGCCGGTGGGAACGCCAATCAAAACATTGCGCAATTTCAAAACGCAACGAAAGGCGCGATCAACGACCATCTTTCCGATTATCTCGTTGGAGAGTTGACGCACGATGGCGTGAAGATCGTTTCACCAAAAGATGTTGATAATTGGATGGCAAAAAGGGGAAGCACCGCTTCTCTTATCCCCGGCTTGCGGGATCGTATTCAAGGCATCCGCGACATGAGCCTTTCCCAGAAAGTTTCTGAAGGGCTTTCTGCGGTGACGCAAGATCCTGATAAATTGTCGGCGTTTATGTCAAAGAACAAATCCGACATTGCTACAGTCACGCAAAACAATCCGCAGTTGCAGTCCTATATGGAGATGCTGGAAAATTCGGCAAATCGGATCAAGCCGATTGATCCAGATAAGGCAACGAACCTCGCAACTGTGAAGAAACTGGCTAATGGAAATGTCAGTGACATTTTGTATGGCATTGGCACAGGAAAAATTATCCGTACTGCCGCCTCTGATCTTTTGATCCGTTCAATCGGAGAAAAGATGGGTGTTGATCTTGGCGCTTCTCTTGAAGCTGTTGGCGCACTGGCTGGTGGTATTGGTTCGCAACATCTTCCATTCATTGGAAAAGGTGTTGAGGGTGCTACCGAGTGGGCATTGACCGGAAACGTCCGTCAAAAAGCAATTGAACTTTTGCATCAAGCTAAAACCGACCCAGAATTAATGAAAATCTTGATGGCCAAACCAGACCCGCGCGCGGTTGAAAGTATTTTCAGTGAGCAAAATCGCGCAAATGTTGTGCGCGGTTCAATGGTTGGACGGCAAGCTGGCGAGGAACATAAAAAAGAACCGGTCCCTCTCACTATTTACGGCCCATCCAACCGCTTCGCAGGTGGCCGCATAGGCCGCGCCTCCGGCGGCAAGGTTAGCGGCGATGTGAAGCATCTTGTGGATCGCCTTATGACGCTCGCCAATCAGGCCAAGAAGGCCACAGACAACCACACCAAGCCGTTGCTGGACGCGCCTGACGCAAGTATCGTTAAGGCGCTTCGTGTCGCCAATGAAGCCATCTAAGGGGTATCGCTATGGCATCGACCTATACCACGAACAAGGCGATTGAAAAGCCCGCCAATGGCGACTATTCCGGCAATTGGAATGTCCCGGTCAATAGTGATTGGGACATCATAGACAAGGCATTTGGCGGCACCTACACGGTGTCTCTCACCAATATCAACGTCACACTGACCCAGACAAACGTCCAGAACACTTGCGTCAAGCTGACGGGGACGCTGACCGGCAACGTCACGATCTACTTTCCTTCGGGGATCTCAGGCTTTTACCTCGTCAACAATGCCACCAGCGGCTCTTACGGCGTCACGTTGGCGTCGGCTGGCGGATCGCCGGGCACGACGGTTACAGCTAATCAGGGCGTGTTCACGTTCATCTGGTCTGATGGCTCCAACATCTCGGCGGCATCAACTGCTGCGTATGTGGCTGGATCTGGCATTTCCATTTCCGGGAATACCATTGGCATTAATAGCCCATTAGCAACGATCTACGGTGGCACGGGAACGGCTACCTACACCAATGGGCAGCTTTTGATTGGTAATAGCCTGTCAGGGAGCCTGACGCCTGCCACGCTTACGGCGGGGTCCAACATCACCATCACCAACGGCAACGGCACCATCACCATTGCCTCAACTGGCGGCAGCGGCACTTTTGATCCCACGCTGAATTACACCTACAGCGGTACGCAGACTTTCAACGGCACAAGTTCGTCTTTGGCGACAATTCTCACCAATGCGGCTGAGCCTGCGACGATCTCCGCAACGGCGGCTACTGGCACGATCAACTTTGACGTAACAACGCAATCGGTGCTGTATTACACCAGCAACGCCTCGGCCAATTGGACGGTCAATTTCAGGGCCAGCAGCGGCGCAACGCTTAGCTCTATCATGTCTGTAGGCCAGAGCCTGACGACGGCATTTTTGGTGCAGTGTGGTTCTACGGCCTATTACAACAGCGCCGTTCAGGTGGATGGGACATCCGTCACGCCGGTTTGGCAAGGTGGGTCCGCGCCTACTTTTGGTTACGCATCGAGCTTGAACGTTTACGCCTACACCATCATCAAGACAGGCAGCAGCACGTTTAAGGTGTTGGCTTCACTGACCCAGTTCGCATAAGGCTTGAGTTATTTTGCGCCCGCACTTCGGGATTGGGCCATGCCCAGATCTCGCCTGTATCGTCTTGGAAGCAAACCCACAAAAGATGAGACTCTGGCCCATAGTCGATAAGGACATGGGCCAGAGCTTTGCCTTTGGGCGTTTCAAGCGGCAACGGTGGATTGAGCTGTAGAAGCGTTTGCATTGTAGTAGCATAAACGCTTATGCGCCTTGCAGAAAGCTTTACCTTCTACGGTATCGCCACAATATAACGTATCTGCGCCATTTACCTCACCGATGATGTAACGGCAAGACGTATATGTAAGCTCAAGGATCGTGATGCCGGTGCTTGGAGACACCGGCTTCACTTCTTCAGGTTCTAGCCAAGCTAGAAGAGGCAACTGAACTGTTTTGGCTGGATTTTTCCTTACCATTGGCTCCTCCCTCACTTCAGTGGGGATGGTAACTGCCTTTTCGCTATTTTTTCTGTGGAAAACTCGGCCATTTTGCCTAAACCTGTGGATAACTCCCATAACCGTTCCGCGAGTTATTCCAAGGCTTTTGGCAATTTCATTGCTGGACAGTCCGCTTGTTTCCCACATTTCAGCGATTAGCTCGTTTCGATCAGGAAAACGCTGCTCAGACATCAAATGATCCCATTTCAACAATGTCCGTCGCCTGCTTGGTCGCCATCATACCCGCAAAAGCAAAATAGTTGATGCCATCAACATATGAGTCCAGATTGCTTCTATCGCTCTCAAGACGCCCCAGCTTGCAAGCGTGTAGGATCATGGCGATATCGTATGGCGTAATGTGTTTGCCAAGGATCAGGGTTGCGATCTGCGCCTGACGCTCCAGCGTTGTTTGCATATCACCATATTGGCTGGCACGGTCGTGGAACACTTCGATAGTTTTGGTCATGATGTTCTGATATTCCATTTTCATCTCCTATCTGGGTTTATAAACACGGACTTTTCCGACGCAGCGATGATTGATGAGTAACTTTCCTTCGCTCCGCATATCTCCGTATTCTTGGGTTTGCCATTCCTCCACAAGAATGAAATCGTCGTTATGAAGAATTTCTTGAAACTCCTCAATAGACTTTGCTGGATGCTCAGCCACAATCATGTGCGACATCCCATTCTTGGTCGGTATGTTAAGCGTCAACAAAAACTTCATTTGATTTTGATTCCTGATGCTAGTTCCACATTTTCTTTTCTTCGTCCACATGCTTCAGTTTCGCCGCAATTAATGTAGCAATTTGGTCTTTGGCCAATTCAGTCGCTGTATCAACATCTTTTCTTGCAACATTTTCTGTTAAAAATTCGCTGAGCGCCACTATTATCGCTATTGTCCCGTACATAGGATGCTCAAGCTTAGACGCAAGCGCAACAATCACATCGGAAATCTCAATAGCTTCATCTATCTTGGGGTCTGACATAGGTTGCTCCTTTCATGAGTAAATTGTCTAGGGTTGTCGGAGTTTGGGTATCGTGTTTAGGGTTTTTCAGTTCTATGATTTCCGCCTCAAGCTTATTGATCCGGGTTTCCAGTCGGCGAATATCCGCCGCATATTGCGCCAAACGATCCTGCAATACAAGGGCAAAGGTTTCCATTTTAACCCCCAAATACAGCGCAAATAGCAAGGACAAACAAAACCACAGTGATTGTGGCGGCGATGTTGGCGATTTCGTAAGCTACTTCCAAGGCTTTCATGTGTGTATCTCCTTTTGATAATCACAATATACGCGCAAGGTGTTGAGGAAACGCTAACATCGCTCTTGCATACAATCCCGTTTTGGAACACACTGCTTCAGGCTCGTATTTCGTTCCTAAGTTGCGAGCCTTCGAAACGACTTGCCTCGCCCGAGAGTTCGGTCTCTTTGGCGAGGCATTTTTCATATTTCCTAATGGAATTGAGGATCGTTGTATGATCCCTGAACCCCATACACCTGCCAATTTTGGGCAATGACAGTTTCAGCTCTTTGCTGATCCTGTAGGCCGCTTCGTGCCTTGCGTTGGTGTATTTCAATTTCTGACAGCGACCTTTTATGTCTGAAACTTTCATACCGTGCTTTGCCGCCACTTCCTGCAAAATGCGGTGCGTCGGCGTTATCAGCACCACTATAGGCTCTGGCGTTGGCGCTGGTTCAGGCTTAGGCGGCACATAAGGTTGCGCTTCCACGAAGACTGGCTCAACCTTAATTACGGGCGGCTTGGGCTTGCCAGTGTTTAGGCGGGCGCGTACTGCTTTGTAATGTTCGTGCATTTCTTCAAGAGTTTGCATCGTTCTTCTCCAAAAGTTTCATTGCTTTCAGGCGTTCTTCCACCGCTGCCCAGCAGTCGCAGGTGTTGGACAATGCGCGCAGCGCCGTGACCAGTTCGTCAATGCAATCTGCGGCTTGGTTCAATTCTGACTTGAGTGGATCGTAAAAGGTGGCTTTAGCGGATTCTCGTAGTTTTTGAGAAAATTCACTCATCTTTTCCCCCTAGTGCTTTGCTGGCGATTTCTCGCATTTCAAAATCATTTCCAGCGGGCAATGTGCAGCAATCGGCAATCTCCCGCAGCGCCGCCTCCAACTGCTCGATGCGGTCGGCGGCTGCGTCAACGATAGGGTCGTCGCCGCACATAACTCCTTTTCGCAGCCGCTTCACAAGATCATCAGTCATCTTTCTTCTCCATTAGTTGTTTTAGTTTGGCTTTGTTGTCATCATCCAGATAATACCCCACGCCCCGCCATACCCTGATCTCAACGCCGTATGGCTTCAGCTTCTGTCGCAGTTTCCACACGGCGACTTTCGTGCGCAGAGTTTGGTGCATCTCGCCTTCGTACCTGTTGTATTTTCCGTGGTCCTCGGTGACGTGATCGAGATAGGCGTAGGGGGCGATAGGTCGCTTGCTGATCGCCGTGAGCAACGCAAGTTGCTGGCGGCTGAG